CCTCACTTGAAGAAACCGCTGTTTAGGCGGCTAACCGAGCAGGAACGTCCTGGTAGACGCTCTGCGTTGTGCCATCACTGTGGTAGATAGTACGCCAACCTCGCCAACTGCTCGCGCAGAAGGCTCGGCTGACGCATATTCTACTTCTCCCTCGCAAATCATAGCCATTTCCTGGCTGTGATTCGCGTAAACCACTAGCAGAAAGGATGTAGAACCAATCATCATCGGTCCTCGGATCCTCACCACGTTCGGCGAAGCAAATCTGCTTATTGAAGTATAGGGCGTAACCGGAAGGTACGTCCCCCAAAGGCACCCTTATGGGGCGCTCTCGGAAGCTTCGATAACTCCATCCTTCCCAGGATGGGTGTTCTGCGGACTTGCTCGGTCGGGCCTCATCGAATTCACTGATGAGGTGGCCGTCGCCGTGTCCTTCGGGTCCGTAGACGCGGAAGGCCTTAGGGAGCCGATCAACCATCCTACCATGTAAATCGTTAAGGCGACGCAACACATCATAACTATGATGGTCACGTTGTGCCCCGCGACGCGCATGGATAAGGAATTCAAGCTTGGCTTGGATTCTTCGGATTGAGTTGATGGCATAGAAAACCCTAAGTGGTCGATTCCCAATCTTCTCCTTGAAGAAAATAGGACGGACGGGAGAACCCCGAAAGTAATCCGACCCGCAGCTCTCAAAGAACAAACCGTCCTTGTAGGACTTCTTATGGTTTGTTGAGAATCCACAAGCCGAAAGGACCTCGGTCAAGAGGTCGTACGCCGCTCTGGGAACGATAATATCGTCCCCATACACGTGCAGGTTACCCTGCGTAGAGTAAGAGATTCCGAGCTCTTCGGCACTGGCAACCGCCAGGGCATAAAAGATCAGGGTCTCGAGCTCGAACGTGTAGGCATTACCCATACTGCTAAACTTTTGGAACGAGTTCCATTCGCCGCGGTAAAGGTAATTTGGGCATCGACTGGTATCGAGGAAATCGAACCAGTCGATAGGTAACATCTCCATTACTAAGCCGTAAGCGATTGTATCGCTGGCCGAGGAGAGGTCGATAGTCGACAAACCAGAGCTATAAGCCTTTTGGGCGAGGCGCTGGTTAATCGATTGATCGTTGAGATCTACGCCGTATCGCTTTAAGCGATCGCGAATGTAGGTCCCGACACCCTTTTGCATAAAGCCGTTTAGAAGCGGTTCGATGCAAATAGCCCTATCAGTAGAGGCGTCTTTCGGGACAAAAGTGAGCTGACTGCCCCGGACAAGCTGGACACTGACTTTATCGTCAGTAATCCAGCCAGGGAATTCCGCGAGGAATTCCGGTAAACAACCAGCCATTGCGTAGGTGCACTCTAGGTTAGAAGTAACCTTTTTGTATACGGAGGTGTCCCCCCGTACCCCGAAGCAAGCACCCGGCCCGAAGGCAAAATCCAGCCTGTCGTATGACGGGACTCTTCCGAGAATGCTACTGACAAGATCACGCGCGCGTTGGAAAACGCGCTCCACGTGTGGTTTCATTGAAACGAAACCGTCAGCTCGCATGCGGAAGAAGTCGTTCGTCTCGCAACAAGTGGCCTCAGCCTGAAGGAACTTCTCGTAGGCTACTGCCTCCTTATCGATCCCGGTTTTGAGCTCAACGCTCTTGGCCAGGATCTTAGAGGATTGGTAGTCCTTAAAGAAGCGTTCCGGGCAGTCATACGTGAGAGGATCGACATCCTTAAGGTCTAGAATGGCTCTATGATCACGGTATTTAGCCGCGATCCAGAGCCCCAAAGACCGAGGCGTGTCAAGAGCCTCCCAGATAGACTGTGCTAGGGAGAGTGCATCGACCGTTATGCAACGGTTGAAAGACTTACGTGTGCGCATAAGTGTCCTAGATCCGACTCAG